CACCAGCCGATGCGGTAGCAAGTAGCGTTGTCAGGACAGCAGCAGCGATAGCGGCGCGCATCAGGCGTTCCTTATGTGATCGAGCCGCAGGCCGAGATACTTCACGCGCTCGATCATCATGGCGCGCCTCGCAGTGGCTTCCCCATCGCGTCCTCCCGGCGAGCGTCGGAGAGCGCCGGAAGCTTTTTGTTGTCCGCCCCGGGGGATTGGCCGGGGACTGCCAGAACCGAACACGAAAAGATCAGTCTTCTCATGAAGGTCTGGCGGAGCGAGTGGAATTCGAACTCACAATACGGTTTGGCGCAGTAGCCCGGACTGCCAGTGTCGGAGCATTGATGCTCAAGGATGCCTAAAACCAGCAATAAAGTTATCCAGAAAGGACTGGCATTCCTCCGCGAACAGAGCGGTACTTTGGTCAGTTCTGGGCTCTTGTGCTCTGGGATCCTGCCCCGCCGGCTCTATCGCCGAGGCGGGGCTTCGGTGGTGCGGCGCAACGCCGCCATGAACCGAACGGAGGATCTCAATGTCACAGTCTACGAAGAAGCGACTTTCGGCGTCATCGACGATGCCTGCTCCTGCTGCAAAGCCCTCGCAACAGGCTAACGATCGCAAGACTAAGAAACCCGCTCCTGGCTCAAAGCAATCTCGCGTCATCGCGATGCTGCAATCACCAGCCGGGGCCACGATCGCCGCGATGATGAAAGCCACAGACTGGCAGCAGCACTCGGTGCGCGGCTTCCTTGCCGGCGTGGTGCGCAAGCGACTCAAGCTGAAGCTCGGCTCGAAGAAGGTGGACGGCAATCGGGTCTACCAAATCACGAGCGGAGACAGCGGCAAGTCCGGGCCTCGCCAGTCCAAGCGCCGGTCGCCCTGATCGCCATGCCGCGCGTAAGGATCAGTCCTACGCCACCGGACCGAAAGACACTCGACGTCGAGATTGCGCGTTTGCGTGATCTTGACGTCGGTGAGCTTCGGAACCGCTGGCAAACCGTATTTGGGCGGCGAGCACCGCCTCACCTGCCCCGTCACCTGCTGTTCCGTGTTCTGGCGTATCGGCTTCAGGCCGATCAGTTGGGTGACTTGGATGGTGAGTGTCAACGCCTGCTCGACCACTCGGAGTCTCCCGAAAAAGCGGGGCAGCGTGCCGTGGACTTGAGCCGACGTACGGTAAACCTAAGGCCCGGTACTGTGTTGGGCCGCGAATGGAACCGCCGGATGCACCGGGTGACGGTGCTTACCGATGGCTATGCTTGGAACGGCAAGAACTATCTCAGCCTGTCGAAAATTGCCTTCGCTATCACGGGCACCCGCTGGAACGGACCGAAGTTCTTCGGTCTGCGCGACAAGTCATTTAAAGCGGCGGCGCCATGAAGACCGGATCGACTAAAACGGTCCGCTGCGCGACCTATACCCGCGTCTCGACCGACCAAGGGCTCGAGCAGGACTTCAACTCACTCGACGCTCAGTATGATGCCTCGCAAGCCTATATCCGGAGCCAAGCGCATGCCGGGTGGACGCTGTTGCGAACAAAATACGACGATGGCGGATTCTCAGGCGGCAACACCGACCGGCCGGCACTGCAGCGACTTCTGGAGGACGTGCGGGCCGGCAAGGTCGACGTGATCGTCGTCTATAAGGTCGACCGCCTGACACGCTCCTTGGCAGACTTCGCAAAACTTGTCGAACTGTTCGACAAACACAGTGTGTCCTTTGTGTCGGTCACCCAACAATTCAACACGACCACCTCGATGGGTCGGCTGACGCTGAATGTGCTGTTGTCGTTTGCCCAATTTGAGCGCGAGGTCACCTCCGAGCGTATTCGAGACAAAATTGCTGCCTCTAAACGCAAGGGTCTTTGGGTCGGGGGGATGGCACCGATTGGCTATGACACGAAGGATCGCAAGATATCCGTCAATGAAGCAGAAGCTGACTGGGTCCGGACCATCTTTCGCAACTATCTCAAGCTTGGCAGCCTCAACCTGCTCATGACTGACCTGCGCAAGCGAGGCATCGTCACCAAGGTTCGCAAGCTGAAGACAGGAAAGAAGGTCGGCGGCATTCTGTTCACGCGTGGGCCACTTGCTCACCTGCTGCGCAACCGATTTTATATTGGAGAGGTGGCATTTAAGGGTGAGATCTTGGCAGGCGAGCAACTGGCCATCGTCGACCGGAACCTATTCGATGCCGTCCAGGCTAAGTTAGATGAACAACTTAACAATCATAATGCCGCAAGGATGAAGTCCGAGGCATTGTTAGCCGGCCGCATATTTGATGACCGCGGCAACCGCATGAGCCCGAGCCACGCTCGCAAGCGGGGTATCAAGTATCGCTACTATTTGTCGACAGCCCTCATCCAGGGCCGTGCTGAGCGGGCCGGATCAATACGTCGAGTGCCGGCAGCTGATATAGAGGCGCTAGTCATAAAGTCAGTACGCGAACATCTCAAACCCTCAGTGTCGATAGACGACCGGAGCCTCGTCAACACCCACGTCGTGCGCGTCGAGATTCAGGCGGATCAACTGATCATCCGGTTCAGCCAGGCACAAAAATCCAATCGTGAGCGGGCCGGAGCCGAAGACACCCTTCTTGTTCCGTGGCAGAAGACACCTTCAACGCGGCGCCGTGAGATTCTTCTGCCCGGTCCTGGGTCGTCCAAAGGTCAAAACGCCCGTCCCATCCGCTCCGAGACCCGTGCGACGCTAGTCGCATCGATTGCGCGAGGGCGCCGCTGGCTTGATGAAATTATCTCTGATCCATCAGCAAATGCAGAAACAATCGCGGCGCGAGAAAGCTGCAGCATACGCAAGGTCAATATGATGATCTCGCTCGCCTTCCTCGCACCCCATCTCGTCAAAGCCGCTATTGAAGGTAGGCTGCCTCACGGAATGGGCGTCGTCCGTCTTTGTGATCTGTCAGCCGAATGGTCTCGCCAAAGCCAGATGTTGGGCCTCATCCCGCATTAAGGTCCTAAGTCGAACTGGTCTCTGCTCGCGCCTGTCTCCGTTGCCGGGCAACGGGATTTCGAGGCCAGAGACAAAAGCGGCGAAATGACCTCCCAAATCCAGTTGCCCCTTTGCAGAGACTGATCGCTCGCAGCATACGCCGCCCAATCGGGGCTATTCGACGAATCTCAGGAAATCTTGGTTCGCACGGGAATGCGTGGTGGAGTTGGAAGGACTCGAACCTCCAACCGGTCGATTATAGAGCGTGCTGCCCCGTATAAATGGCTCATCTTTCGACTGGACTTCCTGGGCAGGAAGAGCGTGCATGCGGTATAGGCAGGACCGTTAAGACCTCCGTGCCGATCCCCGCTAGCCCGGCTGTATTCCGGGCTTCAGGCGGTGGGGGCGCCAGCGTGGCGCACCACCATCGGAGGTCCAAATGGAAACGACGCTCGAACGGCCTAACGGAGCGGCTAAATCTCGGTCGAGGGCGGGTGGAAGCAACCCCACGACGTCTCAACCAGAGCTATCGCAAAAAATTGCGACGCTGGCGGATCTGACGACTCAGCAACTCCGTACCGAATGGCGGCGCCTTTATCGGAATCATCCGCCGAGGCTGAGTCGCGACTTGCTTGTCCGCACTATCGCCTATCGCTTGCAGGAGCTTGCCTATGGCGGCCTCAGTAAAGCGACTCAACGGAGACTCATAGCGCTGACCAAGGAATTGGGAACGAACGGGGTCATTGCTGCTGATCCCGGGCCACGAGTCAGGCCAGGGGCGCGGCTTGTACGAGAATGGCGTGGAAGGACACATACGGTCGTCGTAACGGAGGACGGTTTCGAATTTGCCGGAAAAGCCTGTTCCTCGCTCAGCAAGATCGCGCAGGCGATCACCGGTGCGCATTGGTCTGGTCCGCGTTTCTTCGGATTGAATCGCAGTGAGGTAGGTGGGGGTCAATCCGAACTCAGCACGAGCGAAGCGATTGGTGAGGGAGAGCACATCAATGGCTAACCGGACCTCCGATGTGACTGGCCGTGGCCAAATGCGCCTTCGTTGCGCGATTTATACCCGTAAGAGTAGCGAGGAGGGATTAGAGCAGAACTTCAACTCCCTCGATGCTCAACGTGAGGCATGCGAGGCCTACATTGCGAGTCAAAAGCACGAGGGTTGGACCATTCTCCCTGACATGTATGACGATGGAGGGTTTTCGGGCGGGACAATAGAACGGCCGGCGTTCCAGCGGTTGCTGGTGGACGTGGGCGAAGGCAAAATCGATGTAGTCGTCGTTTACAAGGTCGACCGCTTGACGAGGTCATTGTCTGACTTCGCCAAGATCGTTGAGATCTTCGACAAACGAAACGTGTCTTTTGTTTCGGTGACTCAACAGTTCAACACCACGACGTCCATGGGGCGCCTCACGCTTAATATTCTTCTATCCTTTGCCCAGTTCGAGCG